GTGCCTGATCAAAGCATGAAAAGCTCAAGGAAGGGCGCTCTGGCGTTCCGCTTGTTCAAACCCAACTATCTGATGGTCTACGCCACGCTGGGCATCTTTGCCCTGCTGTACCTCTTCGGGGCCCTGCTCTATGGGGGAAAGGGCTTTACCAGCCTTCGCACCTTTGTGCTGCTGTTCAGCGACAACGCTTATATCGGCATCTCCGCGGTCGGCATGACGCTGGTCCTGATCACGGGCGGCATCGACCTGTCGGTGGCCTCTGTCGCCTCGCTGACCGGCATGATCATCGCCTACGGCACCACCGTGATGGGTGTCTCCCCGGTCGTCTGCATCGGCGTCTCGCTGCTGGTGGGCACGGGCCTGGGGCTTTTGATGGGGGCCTGCATCCAGTACCTGAACGTGCCGCCCTTCATCACCACGCTGACGGGCATGTTCTTCGCAAGGGGCGTCACCTCGCTGATCAGCCGCGAATCCATCTCCATTAAGAACGAGCTGATTGACGCGCTTGCGGGCTTCAAGCTCTACCTCAGATGGCCCAACGAGGCCGGAGAATGGGTCAAGATCAAGCCTGTCGCCAGCATCGATCTCAATACCATCGTGTTTGTGGCCATGATTATCATCGGCGCGGTCATTCTGCAGAAAACGCGCTTCGGCCGCAATGTCTATGCCATCGGCGGCAACGAGCAGTCGGCCCGCCTGATGGGCCTGCCGGTCGCCCGCACCAAAGTGCTGGTCTACGGCTTCAACGGCCTGTGCTCGGCGCTGGCGGGCATTGCCTACGCGCTGTATGTCAAATCCGGCTGGAACCTCGCGCTGCAGGGCTCGGAACTGGATGTCATCTCCTGCTGCGTCATCGGCGGCATCATGCTGTCGGGCGGCGTGGGCTACATGCAGGGCACACTGCTGGGCGTGCTGCTGAAGGCGACCATCCCGGCCATCATCACCTTCAACGGTACCATGAACTCGTGGTGGGCCAAGATCTTCACCGGCCTGCTGCTGCTGCTGTTCATCATCATCCAGCGGCTGGTGGTGGCCTCCTCCGAGAAGACCAGGAAGACAGAGTAATATGCTGCTCTTTTGACTGCCCCGTGCGCCTGCGCGCCGCGGGGCAGTCGTTTCTTGCTGTGACGATGCACAATACGTATAAAATAAGGAAAGGTAGGGAGAAGAGGGCGGGAAGAGGCGGGAAGGCTTGGGATATCAAGGGGTTTGGCGGTTTTTTGGGTGGCGGCGGGGCTGCCGGGAAAATGCACAATGCGTGTGAAACGAAAACGAGCGGGCGCCTGGTGATGGCCTCGCTCTTTATTTTTGCGCGGCGGGCGGGTTTTGTGGTTAACGGTGTTTAACGGCGTTTAACGCTCCGGCGGCCGCATGTTGCTTTGTGGATGCGGCGGACTTCGGGCCATAATATTTACTGATCCTCCTGGCGATGTCACGAGGTTGCCCAGATGCTTCAAGGATGGCCATCAGCATATCATCATTAGGCCGTGACTTTACAGACCTTTGAATGCTCCTGAGATCATTATTGGGCCCAAGATAACTGCGATATCTGTGGCACATAATAAGTTCTGGGTTTTCTTTGATAGCCAGCTCTCCAGAAGAAGTAAGAACGAAGGTTGCGTGCTCTTTCATTATATTATCAAGGATGCTCGCGGGCAGGTTCAGAGAAAGAATAGTGATGAGATCTTGCTTCTTGCCAGTTTTCGGAATGCCGTGAGCATCGCAAATCTCATTGAGCTTGGCAATGGTAAGCCTACTGAGATAGGATTGAGGATCATTAGAAACAGATAAAAGACCGCCTTTCACGAGCTTGCTTATTTGTGCCTGGTAGTTGGATATTCCATAAAGGCGGCGCCGGGTTTGACAACCTGGAGAAGGTTTGCAAGAACGCGACGCGGGACGGCGGCCAAATCTGGGCCGACAACGAACCGCGCACGATCGCCGAGCTGCACGGCCGCGGGGTCAAGGTGGCCGCCGCGCGCAAGGGCAAGGGCAGCCGCCCCTTCGGGATCATGTGGCTGGAGGACCTGGCCCGGATCGTGATCGATCCGGAGGCCTGCCCCAACGCCGCGCGGGAGTTCGCGGCCTTTGAGCATGCCAGGGATCCCCGGACCGGGGCCTGGCGCGCGGACTACCAGGACGGCGACGATCACACGATTGACGCCACGCGATACGCGCTGTGGGAGGTTATCCACCGCAGCAAGCGCAAGAAATTCTTCAGCGGGAAGGGGGCGATCACTTAATGGCTAACGCATGGCGCGATGCCTGGCTGGAAACGCAGCTGGGGAAGGATGAGGCCCAGCGGCTGATTCTGGGTCAGGCGGAGTTGATCAGGCTGTACGGCCTGTATGACGGAGAAGGCCAAAAGTGGGAGGTGAAGGAGGGGCTTGATTACGATCCAACCATGAGGATCACCAATAATATCAAGTATCTGATCAAGGAGGTCGCGCGGTTTATGCTGTCTCGGCCGCCGGAGATCTCGATCCAGCCCGCCGATGATTCGGGAAATGAAAATGCCAAGAAGTGCGCGGCGCTGGAGGACTTTATCCGCAAGACACTCGATGCCAGTGGGTGGGGCGGGAAGCTGAGCAAGGCGGGGCGCGACCAGTTTATCGGCAAGCGTGTCGCGCTTAAGGTAACGGGCGGGCCGGACCAGCCGCTGCGCGTGGGTTTTCGGCCGGCGGTCGAGTGCTGGGCGCTGCACGACCCTGAGGATATCGGCAGGCTGATCAAAATGGTCTACCTCTACCAGATCGCCGAAAGCGAAAACGAGGAAGAGCAGCGCTTTTGGTATCAGGTCTACGAAGACAAGGATGGGCGCGTCACCGTGACCGAGCGGATCGTCAACGGCGTCGGCAGCGTGATCGATGAGCGCGCCGCGGACGCCGCGCTGCCGATCCCCTATATCCCCAGCTACGTGCTGATCAACGACGGGCTGACCGGCGACACAGACGGCGAAAGCGAGGTCGAGCAGCTGGAACAGCTGGCGGAGGCCTATAACCGGATCTCCTCGGATGATCAGGATGCCCTGCGCTTTAACATGTTCCCGCAGACCGTGTTTACGGACGCAAGCGAGGAGAGCCTGGCCGAGATCAAGGTAGCGCCCAAAGCGATGATCGACCTGCAGACGGATGCCGCGAAGGCCGACGGGCAGGCCAAGGCCCAGGTGCTGGAAGCCGGATTCTCCTACGGCGAGCGCGTCGAGCAGGTGCTTGACCGCCTGGATGTGGACATGCGCAAGCAGCTGGGCGTGCCGCCCAAATCGCTGGACGAGTACCGCGCCAGCGGCGTCAGCGGGAAGGCCCTGAAAGCCCTGTACTGGCCCCTGATCACCAAGTGCGAGGAAAAGTGGACCGAGTGGGATGCCGCCCTCACCTGGATGGTCCGCTGCCTGTATGACCTGGCCATCGCCTACGGCTACGGCGGGGAGTTTGAGGGCGCTCAATTTACAGTGGGCATTGAGCACCTCTATCCTCTGACGGACGATGAGGAGGAGGAACGCGCGCTTGACCTGCGCGAGGTGCAGGCAGGCGCCCGGAGCATTCAGAGCTATATCGACAAGTGGCGGCCGACCGCGGACGCCGAGGAGGAGCTGCAGCAGATCATCAAGGAAAAGCGGCTGCTGGAAGAGCAATACTGAGCGAAGGCGCTCAACCAACCATGACAAAAGCGGCCTGAAAGGGCTGTTTTTAGTTGCCATCAAAGGAGGTCACCATGGCAGATGATAAAACGACCGGGCTGCCGGAGCAGCCCACCGAACCCGAGGTTGTGGAGGAAGAGATCCTGGATCCCCAAGTGACGGATGCGGATCCCGAGACTCCTCAGCCTGACCCGGAGCCTGAGGCGGATCCCGCCCCCGATCCGGAACCGGAACCTGAGCCCGAACCTGAGCCGGATCCCGCCCCCGAGCCTGAGTCCGAACCGGAACCGGAGCCGGAGGCGGCCCTGCCCAATGTGCAGGAGCTGATCGACCGGACGCTTAACGCCGAGCTGCGCGCGGCGGCCGCGCTGGCCGGCATCCCTGCCATCCGGATCCCCTACGCGATGCAGATGGCCAAGCGCAGCACGGCCGCAGGTGTGGAGGACCTGACCAAATGGGCGGATGAGCAGATCGCGCAAATCGTGCGCGACATTCCCGAGCTTGTCCGCAAGCCGGCGGGTACCGGAAGCGCGGGCGACATGATCCGCAAAACTCCCGCCAAGGTGGATGCCTTTGAAAAGGGACTGAGCAAGTAAACACTAACAAAACAGGAGGATACAAGGATGTCTGTAAACTACGCGGAAAAGCATGCCGCCAAGATCGACGAGGCCTTTTCCATCGCGAGCATCACGGAAGGCGCCGTGAACAAGGATTATGACTTTGTCGGCGTGAAGACCGTCGTTGTCCACAGTGTGCCCACGGTGGGCATGAACGACTACACCAGGACGGGGTCCAGCCGCTACGGCACGCCCGCTGAGCTGGGCGACCAGACCCAGGAACTGACCATGGGCAAGGACCGCAGCTTCACCTTCACCGTTGACAAGGGCAACAGCGAAGAGGACCAGGCGCTCAATGCCGGAAGGGCTCTGAAGCGCCAGATGGAGCAGGTGATCGTGCCGGAGATCGACCGTTACCGCCTGGCCAGGATGGCCGCCGCTGCCAAGTTCACCCGCACCGGCGCGATCGACAGCAACAAAGCATACGGGGTCTTCCTGGACCTGCAGGGCGACCTTGACGCGGAAGGCGTGCCGGCGACCGGCCGCATTGCCTTCGTAAGCACGGCCTACTACAAGGCGCTCAAGCTGGATACCAGCTTTATTCTGGCCAGCGACATCGCGCAGGAGAAGCGCATCAACGGTCAGCTGGGCGAGGTGGACGGCGTGGCCATCATCAAGTCTCTGGGCAGGCTGCCCAGCGGCGTGGATATCCTGCTGGCCCATCCTGTGGCGACCGTCGCCCCGCATAAGCTGGCGGAATATAAAACGCACATCGACCCGCCCGGCATCAACGGGCAGCTGGTCGAGGGGCGCGACTATTTCGATGCCTTTGTGCTGGATCAGAAAAAGGGCGCCCTGGGCGTGCACCGCAGCGCGCTGGTGACCCTGACGGCGACCAACGCCGCGGGCGCCGCCGGCAAGACCAAGTTCACCGCCGTGAGCGGCTATCTTGGCGAGCTGGGCGTGCCGATGGGCACCCTGGTCTACCAGATCGCGGCCAACCCCACCGCCCCCGCGCTGGGCGCGGATATCTCCAACACGACCAATTACCCGGTGCTGGCCCTGAACACCGATATCACGGCGACGGCCAACCATAAGTATATCGTGTCGCTCAAGGACCAGAACGGCAAGTGCATCGCCACCACCGGCGCCGGCGTTACCATCGCCCTGGGCGAGTAAGCGAAAGGAGGAGGCGCGTGACGGATCTTGAAAAGCTAAAGCTGCTGACCATGGAAACGGGCGAAGCGGCAGGCGCGGACGGCTGCGCCTCCTCTTCCCCCCGCGCGTTTGAGGACGGCGAGCTGATCCTGCTGCTGGAGCTGCATGAGGGCGACGTGAGGGCTACGGCCTATGATGTGCTGATGAAAAAAGCCGTCAGCACCAAGGTGACGCTGGCCGGAATGACGACCGCGGAGCAGGAAAAATACTGGCTGAGGCTGGCCGCCCGCGTGCGGCCTAATCGCGGCGGGGCGATCGACAGGGCGGATCAGCCCTGAGCGCAGGGCGCTCAGGAATGCGGAATGCTAAATGCGGAATGCTGAATGTACGCGCCCGGCGCGGGAAGGAGGGAGGCGGTGGAGCTTCAGGACAAGCTTATTCGGGCCAATGTGATCGCGGCACTGAGGATGGTGGGCGGGCATGAGTACGACATCATCCGGACACCCAGGGATCTCAACGGCCAGCCCAGCGGGCCGCCGGCGCAGGCCGGCAGGCTGTTTGGCTATGCCTACATCAAGGCATCCAGCGGATATAACCTGCACATCGATTTGCCCGGCGTGATCACGACGGATAACAACGGACCGGCCATGACGGCGGTGCTGCTATGCGGCGAAGCGCCGCAGGAGGGCGATATCGTCAGCTGCAATGGGCGGCAGACGGAGGTGGTCAAAGCCTACCGTGCCGGCGTGGTCTGGGCGCTGGCCATCAAAGAACTCATTTAATGCGGAATGCGGAATGCTGAATGCTGAATGAGGAGCGCCAAATCAAGACCGAGGGGGTGATGCCGGGTGATCCGTACGGATGTCAGCCGTTTCCTCGCCCGCCTGCAGGCCAATCAGCGCCGGCTGAACTTTGCCCTGGAGAGCTACGGCAAGGCGGCCGGCGCGAAGATGGTCAAGTACGCCAAGCAAAACGCGCCCTGGGAGAACCGTACCCGCGCCGCGCGGGACGGCATCTATTACCGGGCGGAATGGGAAACGGCCACACGCCTGCGCCTGGGCCTGCACAGCCAGGAGGATTACGGCATCTACCTGGAGTTTGTCAACTTCAAGCATAAGGGCCGCCTCAGCATCTGGTGGCCGACCATCAACCGCCACAGCTCGGAGATCTATCAGGGCTGGGCGAGCGCTATCAATAACTGACCGACTTTAGAGGGAGGTGATCCCCTATCTACGACCAGATCAAGACGGCCCTGGCGGCCGTGATGCCCTGCTACGACCCGGGCGTGCAGATCGGCGAGGTCAGGACGCCTTACTGCGTGATCCATGACGGCGGCATCAAGACGCAGGATAACACCGGCGGAAAGCTGGGACAGCACATCTACGAGATCGTGGTGCTGGTGCCGATCGCCGACCAGCCGAGCCTGCGCGCCAAGTGCCGGCAGATTAAGCAGGCGCTGGCCGCCATCCGCGGCCTGAAAGACACGGGCGAAGACGCCCCGACCGGCCTGGAGGCCAGCTACAAGGGCGCCGCGCAGAGCCTGATCTACAGGCAGCCGGTGGTCCTTATCAATAAATAACGGAGGTAATACATTATGCCTGATCCCGCTTTGGAGGCAGTAAAGACCGGTTTTGCTGTCAGCGATATCGCGGCCGTGGTGGTCACGACCGCCACCAAAAGCTACCTGGTGCAGACCAGCACCGAAGCCATGTTCCGGGCGGCCGTAGCCGCCGGCGCTGAAAAGGAGCTGCGCAAAAAGAATACGCTGCTCGCGCTCAACAAGACCCAGGACCTGGTCAAGGGCTACGACGTGGACTTGACCAACTTGCTGGTGCACCCGGAGGTGCTGGCCCTGATCGAGGGCGGCGTGGCCACGTTTACCCTGGACGCGTTTGCCAGCTATTCCGGCCCTGTGGCCGGATCCCCTGTAACCCGCACGCCCTTCCAGCTGGACATCTACTGCGAAGAATTGGACACCGACGGCAACCCCGATGGCTACATGAAGTTCTCTTTGCCCAACTGCACGGGCAAGCCGACGGAGTTCACCCTGAAAGATGGTGACTTTTTCGCGCCGAAGTACACCGTGGAGAGCCGCCCCGGCAAAGGCGTATCGCCCCTGACCATCACCCAGGAGGCCGCGCTGCCGACTGTGGCGTAAACGGAACGTACACAACACAGGGGGCCGGCAGCGCGCCGGCCCCTTCTAACACCCGAAATTGAGGAGGAAGCTATGGAAACCTTGAAAATAACAAGCATCCAGGAGATCAAAGAGCGCACCGCGGATGCAGTGGTGGAGCTGCCGGGCTTTGGCGACGGGCAGCCCTTTGTGGCCAGAGTGAAGCGCCTGGGCCTGCTGGAGATGGCGCAGAGCGGCAGCGTGCCCAACGAGCTGCTGAACGCCGTGAGCGAGCTTTACACCAAAGGCGTGGGCGGCGTGCGCGGCATTAAGGACAACGCCAAGGTGCTCGACTATTACGCCGGGCGTGTGCTGGTGGAGCCCAGCTATGAGGAGATCGTGGAGGCGGGCGCGGCGCTGACGGACCGGCAGCTGCTGGCGATCTACTACTACGGCATCGGAGGCACCGAGGGGCTAAAGGCCTTTCGTTAAGGAGCCGGGTTTCTACTCGCTCTGCCTGACGGCCAAGAGCTTCGGATCACGGCCCAGCGCCATGCTGGGCATCAGGGACGAATACATCGCGTACTGCCTGGATGAGGCAGGCGCTTTTTTAATGCGGCAGAAAAAGCCGCCGGACTACGCGCTGAAGGACAAGATCGGCAAGCCTGTCAACCGGAACCGGGCCGCGCTGCAGGCGTTAAAAGCGCTGGGGGCCACGGTCAATATCGGACAAACCGATGCACATTAACTGATAAACGGAGGGAAAAGCATGGCCTTTCAGGCGGGCGATATCGTAAGCTATCTGACACTGGACACAAATAAATATATCGCCAGCCTGAACGCCGCGGCGGTGCAGGCGCAGCGCTTTGCCGCCGATAACGCTACCGCCGCCGAGCGCGGCGCTGCCGCCTGGGCGATGTTCGGCACCGTCGGCATGGGCCTGACCGCGGGCGTGACCGTGCCGGTCGTGGGGGCCTTTTCGGCCGCGACCAAGGGGGCCATCGAGTTTGAGAGCGCTTTTGCAGGCGTGCGCAAGACCGTCAACGCCAGCGAGCCGGAATACGCCGCGCTCAATAAGCAGCTGCTGGAGATGAGCCGGGTTGTGCCCAAGAGCGTAGAGGGCCTGGCGGGCATCATGGAAGCCGGCGGTCAGCTGGGCGTGCCGCAGGCGCAGCTGGAGAAGTTCACCCGCACGATCGCGGATCTCTCTGTGGCCACCAACCTCTCCGAGGAGGCCGGCGCCTCCATGCTGGCGCAGTACGCCAACGTCATGGGGATGGATATCTCCAACATCGACCGCCTGGGCAGCACCATTGTCGACCTGGGCAACAACACCGCCACCACGGAGGCGGATATCGTCAATATGGCCCAGCGCCTCAGCGGCGCCGGCAGCATCCTCAACCTGAGCAACGCGCAGGTGATGGGCCTGGCCGCCACGATGGCCTCACTCGGCATCAACGCGGAGGCGGGCGGAAGTGCTGCCAGCCGTGTGCTGCAGCGCATGCTGCAGGATGTGCGCGCGGGCGGCGACGGCCTTAAGGTTTACGCCAAGACCGCCAATATGAGCGAGCAGGCCTTCGCGGCCGCGTTCGGCGCGGATCCGCTGGAAGCTTTGATATCCTTCATTGACGGCCTGGCCTTGCTCAACGAAACCGGCGGCGACGTGTACGGCGTGCTGGAAGAGCTCAACCTATCAGACATCCGGATTACGGATACCCTGCTGCGCATGACCGGCGCCCAGGGACAGCTTGAGAAAAACATCAGCCGGGCGAATGAGGCATGGAGCGAGAACATCGCCCTGGCCAAAGAGGCCGAGCAGCGCTACGGCACCACAGAATCCAAGATCCAGCTGGCGAAGAACAGCATCAACGGCGCTGCCATCTCCATCGGCAACGCCTTCCTGCCCGTCGTGGGCGACGCGGCCGACGGCGTAGCCGACCTGGCCAATAAATTCGCCGACCTGGACGAGGAGCAGCAAAAGAGCATCATCACGCAGGCGGGCATCGCCGCGGCGATTGGCCCGGCCATGATGCTGGTCAAGGGCCTGGTGGGCGTGCTGAGCGGGCCTGGCGGGCTGGTCGTAGCCGCGGGCCTCGGCGCCGCTGCCATTGCGGCCATCAACACGGCAGCCAAAGAAGCCACCTTCAAGGGCATGGCAGATGAATTTGGCAATATCAAGCTGGACGCGCAGGAAATACAGGACATCATCAAGGTCGGCTTCGGCGCGCCTGCCATCGACACCTCGAAGCTTAATACCGCGAGAGACGATGCAGAGCAAGCACGGGCAAAATTCGCAGAGCTGCAGGCGCAGCTTGAAAAAGATGTGTATCTTGTGTAAAAATGAGCGGAACTTCCCAAAGCGCGACCGATGGATTATTACGCAGCCGATTGTGCGTGAAACGCTGGACATCATGAGCTGTATCAAGCGCGCAAACTCGGTTAGAGTGGAGACGAAAGAAGACTATATCTACCGCAGAGGGCAGCAAGTGGAAGCCTACGCACACACAGAAGCGCTGCTGACCTTGATGGATATAGCTTATCTGTCTCTTGGTCTTGAATCAAAAAGGGTGGAATATTGGACTGGACTTGTTTTATCCGTACAAAACCTGTTGCATAACTGGCGGAAGAGCGACAAAGAAAAGTATAAAACCCTGTTTGAGGAGGACGCGGCGGGATAACCAGCTGCGTCCTCACAAAAAGCCGGATGCTGAATGGTTTACCCGCCCCGTTGTCTTGCGATCTCCGAACCCCTCCAACGCCAACAACGTGCGCAACATCAACCCCTCGGGTGCGCTCAACAACAACAATGCGAACAACGGCAACGGCGCGGCCCCGGATTGTGAGATATGTCAGAATAAAGTAGGCGATGAGCCGAAATCAGCGCAACTCACACAATGAGTGTCCGACTTATCCCGGAAGAAGGGAGAAAACAAACCGGCGATGCAGTCAGCCCGCGGACTGGTACTGCTGTTAACGCCGGTTATTTGCTATGGATGATTTTGAGAAGGTTATCTCGTTTGAATCGCTGTACAAGGGGCTGCTGAAAAGCAAAAGAAACGTCCTGTGGAAAGACAGCGTGGCCGGTTACTCCATCAACGCGCTGAAAAACACGTACAAGCTCAGGGCTGCCTTGAAGAGTGGGAAGTACAAGTTAGACCCCTATCAAGTGTTTGAGATTACAGAGCCAAAGCGGAGAACCATTATGGCAACGAGAATAAAAGACAGGCAGTTTCAGCACAGCCTCTGCGATAATATCCTCTATCCAGAAATAACAAAAGGATTTATCAGAGACAACTTCGCCTGTCAGAACGGGAGGGGCGTGGACGATGCACTGAACAGAATGGATGCGCACCTGCACAGGTATTACCGCAAGCATGGCCCGGACGGATGGGTCTTGCAGTGCGACATCAGCAAGTTTTTCGGCAGCACTCCGCACGAGGTAGCGGTAGAAGCCATTAAGAAGCGCGTATCTGATAAGCAGGCCGCTGCGCACGCGAGCGCCATCATCCGCAGTTTTGGCAAAAATGGCGTAGGCATCGGCCTCGGAAGCCAGTTATCGCAAATAACGGAGCTGGCGGTGCTTGATGACCTTGACCACTACATCAAGGAGAGACTGCGAATAAAGCATTATCTGCGGTATGCGGATGATTTTGTGCTGATTCATCCTGACCAGCAGACGCTGCAGGCTTGCCTTTCGGATATTCGCTCCAAACTCGCAGAAATCGGCCTGCAGCTGAACAGCATGACGCAGATTTACCCGCTCAAGCAGGGCGTAAAATTTTTGAAATGGCGCTTTATACTGACCGGCAGCGGCAAAGTTATACGCAAGATGAATCCAAAATCCATCAGCAAGGAGCGCAGGAAGCTGAAAAAGCTTAAAGCGATGCTTGACGCCGGAAAAGTGTCAATAGACTGCCTGCAGCAGAGCATGAACGCGTTTTGCGCAAATGCCCGGCGGGGAAATACGCGCGCCGTTCAATTAGCGATGGATAACTATTATAAACAAATTGTTGGAGAGGAGTGCAAATATGGGAAAAAACTTAGTCATCAGCCCGCAGGAGCAAATAAAGGCCGTGAACGCGCGGACGGCAGAAATGAGCGTTGAAGCGGCCGATCTGATGGAGCATGCGGCGGAGCTGGAATACCGGCTTTGTCTGACGGAACTGGGATTAACTGAAAATGACTTACTGGAAGGAGACGGAACCTTATGACGTATAAACTTTGCTTGAAGCTGATTGAGCTCGGAAGAATGAGTGTGGAAAAGCTTGATGTGTTTTATGCCGCTGGGCGCCTGAGCGATGAACAGTACGCAGAGCTTGTTGCTCTTGTTAATGCTGGAGGCAACTAAATGACAGTTAACATCTGGTGGGTTCTGACGCTTGTTCCGCTATCGTTTATTCTCGGTTTTATAATGTGCGCTTGGGTGTCTACCAACGAGGAGAAATAATATGAAAAGCATCAGCCTTGATCAGCTGGCCGATGCCGCTGTAGCCGGCCTGAGCCTTGGTATCACCTACGAGCGGGAAAAGTGCGATCAGTTCGTCCGCAACAGCTTTGCCCGCGCCGGCGGGGATATGGGCCGTTTCGCTGGAAGCAACGATATGTTCCGGCGCGCCTGCAACAAGATCATCCCCCTCAAGGAGGCCGTCCGCACGGGAGAGCTGCGGCGCGGCTGGCTGCTGTTCATACGCGATTTTGATGGCCGGGAGCCAAAGAAATATCAGGGCGACGGCATGGGTAACGCCTGGCATGTGGGCATCTACACCGGGCCGGGAGACCCGGAAGTGGTGCACAGCAGCGAGACGCGCGGCGGTGTGGCAAAGTCGACCCTGAAAAACGCATGGAACATGGCCGGCCCTCCGCTGGCAGCCATGGCAGAGGGCGACGATCAGGATGTTTCCTTGGCGGATTCCATACCGCAGGATACGGGGGCGGATAATCTGCTGCGGATCCGGCGAGGTCATCCCTTGATGACTGGCCATTACGTGTTGGATCTCCAGCATCGGCTTAACGGGATGGGCTACCCGGTGTATATCGACGGCATATACGGCAGGGAAACGGAGGCAGCCGTCAAGCGATACCAATCCGACCGGGGGCTTGATGCTGACGGCATTGTAGGCCCCCTTACCTGGGCGGCGCTGCGGGTCGAAGGCCATACGGCCCCTCCCGGTGACGCAGCGCAAACCTATACAGCGACACTGCATGATTTGACCGACGCGCAGGTATCCGCCCTGCTGATGGATTTTCCGGACGCGATCATCACACAAAACTGA